GCGAACCCAGCAGACGAGGCACGCTGGGCCTCAATCTCGGCTTCGTAGTCCCGCATGATGCGACGGGATTCAGTCAGACGGATCGCCTGACCGGGTGACGGGGCACGCTCACGGTACGTCTCAGCGAGGCGTGCGGTGTTGGCGTTGGCCTTGAGGATTAGGCTGTCAAGTTCCTTGAACGCCTCCTGCTCACTCTCGATTTCCTTCAGGGTGTAGGCGAGGACTTCGGTGTAGTAGACGGTCGGGAAGTAGACTTCGCGAAGGTAGTCTGAACGGGTGTTAGGCATTGGTCAGCCTCCCATGTAGCCGGAAATGATGGACTGGGGCGTGGTGTAGCCAGCGGCGGCGGCTGCGGCCTTGATTTGCGCGTCAGCCTTGATACGCTCGATCTCCAATGCCTGCATCTGGTCCTGCTGCTTTATCCCGACTCCGACAGCGGCTTGACCACCTTCGACAATCCCACCTGTGAGTGCCGCCGTCGCCGCAGCCTTGGCCTGAGCCTGCTGGTTCTGGAGAGCGACAAGTTCCTGCTGCTGTGCCTGTTGAGCAGCCGTTTCCTGAGCCGCGATGATCTCAGCCTGCTGAGTGCGTGCCTGCTGCTCGGCTCCCTGAGCGGCGACTTCAGCGAGGAACAAGTCACGACCGGAGCCTCCCGCCGCCTGACGCTGCTGCTCACCTATGGTCTGGGCCTGACGTAGCCCTGCGGAACGCTGGGTCATAAGGCTGGCTTCAAGTCCCTGACGGTCAGCCTCGGACATGCCCAACTGGCCGGACTCGCGAAGCAACTCCAGTTCGCGCATCCTCTCCTCCTGCTCGGGAGAGAACGACTTCTTGGCGGCGATGGCCCCGCCTACACCTTTTGCGACACCAAGACCGGCACTAATGGCGGCGAGTGTTCCCATTGCGACTGGCATGTTTCTCTCCTACAGGTAGTACATTTCGACGGCGACGGACCAGTTGATAAGCACAACCCGGTCTACCTCTGAGAAGCTGCACAGCCCTATGACGTAATCCCCGACGCTTACGTCGGCGGTGTGCGTTCCGCACCGTGTTCCCCAACCGACGATCTCGTAAGGGGCGTCAGGCGACTTGTTCACCGCGCTCCACCCGTTGCCGTTGTTTAGAACCTCCTGACCCTGCTGTGTGATGGCCGGGAGGTCGGTCTGACCTTGAATCGTGCTGTAGTTAGCGAAGTAGGGGGCAACGAACGCCACACGGTCAACGGGGGCGGGGAGGTTTGCGGAGGTCGAGTAGCCGTCGTCCGGTCCTGCGGCCATTTCCCACGAGTAGTGGAACACCAGCGTTCCCGGCTCCATCACTCGGATCCTAAGTGCCGCCTGTGGTACCGGTATCCAGTCCTGTGACCCCGACTTCGCGCCGCTCAGGAAGCTACTGGTGAACGTCGCACGGACAAGGGGGCCACCGCTACTCTGACCGCCTTGGTAGCCCGTGGCACCGTGCTGTAGACCCGTGTAGGCGTTGTACCGAGGACTCTGAACATGCTGGGCCTCGACCCAAGCAGGGGTGTTCTGGAGGTCAGGGGAGGCTACGCCTTCATGGAGGTAGACCTTCAACGCATCGAAGTTCCCCTGAACGTCTGCGGAGTTACAGATAGTGCCCGGTGCGAAGCCGTTGGGAGGGGTGTACGCCATCTACTGAGTCCTCTGCCAGAGTGCCGTTAGGAAACCGCCGCTGTAGTCCAACTTCTGACCCGCACCACCAACCGTGTCGTCCACCAGCAGGTAGTTCTCGGTTGTGCTTTGGGCGGGGTGATAAATACCGTGGATCACCACTCGGATACCGTAGACGGTGACGCCGGGAGTCGTCGGGGCGTAGTAGAAGCTCCCGCTCGACCCGTACCAGCCTGTCTTGTCAGCAGTGTTGCCACTCGACCCGTTCTTGGCTTGCCCATCGACGGAGTTGATGGTCGAGAGCCGCCATGCCGGAACCACGGTGGCGTGTCGGCATCCCGGCAACGTCCCACCCTTCCAAGTAGAGAGCGTAGCGGTGAAGTCAGTGCCACCGAAGATGGGAACGAAGTTTGAGAGGGCTGCGCTCGTGATGTCCCACTCCAGACTGATAATCCAGCAGTGTCCACCAACACTCAGGTTCACGGTGCCACCACCGTCCTTGGGGATCGCCAACAGCGACGGGGATGCCGTCCAAGGTGAGCCGACGTACTGTGGGTGGACCGAAAGATCCCAGTAGATCCTGAGAACGTCGTTGGCTCCAATCGTCCATGTGAGGTCAGCGGCATCGAGCCGTGTTTCCGTACCGCCAGCGTCCTCGACGGGGAACTTCACGGCTGCGGTTGACGCTACGGTCTGGGAGGTCACCGTGTTCACGGAGCTTCGGGTCCAGTCACCCGTACCGAGGAACGTCTTGGCGATCCCCTTCGTGATGATCCCGTCCGTCAGGTGAGGCGTGTCAAACGCTCCATCGCGGGTGTTTTCTTGGTTGAGCGTTCCGCCCTGTGTGTAGTCACTGAACCGGTTGTTCAAGTCCGTGGCGTCCAAGGGGTCACCCGGCTCGATGCGGCCTCGTGTGATGCGGGACATTAGCGGAACCTCCCAATGGCGAGGGCCTTGTTGCCCCATGAGTGAAACTGCATCAACCTACCGCCTCCGTTCTCCACCACGATGTCGTCTGGACCGGAGGGTGTACCGCGCCACTGGAACAGGGCTTCATGGTTGCCGGGAGGGAGTTGCTGTGTACCGAACAAGCGGTAGGACTGGCACCCTATGGCCGGACCCCACGAGTTTGCCACCTCGACCCCGGCGACGAGGATCCGAAGGTTGAAGTGCTTGGGGTTGGGCGGGAAGGCGGCATTGAAGGTCTGGTGGCACAGGCCGTTGACGTAGCACGACCCTCCCCACTCGATGAACAGGTTGCCACCACGGAAGTCCGTCAGGGTCTTGGTGAACAAGGTCTGCCATGACCCCCCGTAGACCTGATAGGTGGCGCACTTGAACTGCCAAGTCGTCGCGTTGTTATCCCGGTAGTTGTTCTGCTCGCCCGCGAAGGTGCCGCCACTGAGTTCCGTGACGTACATATGGTGTAGGGCACCCGGAGCCAGCCGAGCCTCTGTGACGGCGTTCACGGGCATTTGTGTACGGTCAAGCGTGGTGATGCTCGACTGGTTCGACCGGAACTCCTCCGTGATGGCGTCTGCGTCGAGCAGGTTCTTGTCACGCTGCTCGTAGGTGGTCCACTTGCGGCTCATACTGCGTGCCCCTTGATGACTCGGGTTCCACGAGCAGTGAACTCGATTTCCCAGCCGACCAGTGTGAAGTCTTCAACCGACTCAATCTCAAACGCGAACCACGCCGCGCTCTGAGTCGCGACCGAGAACCGCATTGGTACGAAGTCAGCCCGTTGCCATACGTCCGTGTTGAAGATGGCTGTCTCGCGGGTTGGGAACGTGGTCGGCCCCATGACCCGCTTGAGAGTCTTGTCAGGCGGCTGGAGTTTGTATTCCGAGGTCTGGGAGTTGGCGTTTAGCTGGTGGTCCTTGTAGGCCGACAACTTGATGCCCTGTGACCCCTCCGTCTTGACCCATATGGTGACGTAGTGGACCTGCTTCTGAGCCTGAGCGTCACCAAGGTCAAGCCATGCCGACTTGTACTTGGAAGTCGGCGGTCCGTTGAGGAAATACTGGTCGTTGTCGAGGAAACCGCCCATGTGACGGCTGTTGGTGATGACAAACAGGCCAGCAGGGTCGTTCTGGGTGGTCGGAGTGATGCCTTCGTTGTGTCCGAAGACCAACTCGCCTGTGTAGAGCCGGTCAATGGCACCGACCGGGAATCCCTCGCGGGTCGTCCACGCTTTCTTGTCCACATGGTAGATCAGACCGACGTTCGGGCGGTCTGAACCGTCGATGGGCACGTAGAAGTGCATCTCGCGGGTCAGGGGCGTGTACCGGGCGACTGCTCGGGCGATGCAGTCGGGCGTGATGCGAGAAACCCAGTCCTCAATGGGGTCGCTGACCCGTGTGACCGTAAACTCAGCGCCGCCGACCAGTCCACCGCTCAACAGGTAGATGCCGTCTTGCGCGAGGATCATCAAACCCACGCCGGGAACGGAGTCGAGGGCGTTTGCGGACCTACAGGCGACCTGATTGGTCACGGTCGTAGAGACAAACCCGTTGGCGAAGTCACCCTGAACCACGTCGATGCCGCTCTCACGGAGAATGACGAGGCTCGTGTAGAGGCTGAACAGTCCGGTGATCCCACCGGCTGACGCCTGAAGCCTGATAAACGACTCAGCGGCATACTGGTCAATCTTGTCAGGGTGGGAGTAGACCAGCGTGTACGGGTCAACCACACCACCGTCGAGGAACAGACAGTCCTTGTAGACGGCACTGAACCGGGCACGCGGGACCGGCATGGCAACGCTCTCGTTTGCTCCCGGTGCCGTAGATCCCAAGGTGTTGCTCGCGTAGGGGTCGAAGAACAGTTCATCGACGTTGTTCTTCACGTCATCGAGGTAGGCGAGGGTCGGGTTGGGGTTGGTCGTGTCCGTCGAGTAGTTCCCCGTCCTGTAGATGCGTCGTCCTACGGTGCCTTCAGGGCCTCGGGGGATGCGTAGAGCCGTACAGTATTGGAAGCCCTCGGTGTTGCCCTCAAGCTCCCACTGCACGCTTGCTGCTGGACTCAGGGGGCTTTCCGAGCCGGTGTCGCTAATGTACGAGCACTTGTAGTCGTACAGCGCCTTCTTGCCGCGAGTGGCGTCAGGGTTCTTCGCGAAGCCGAGGCCCCAGTCACCCCACTGACCGATGGCCTTGTTCCATGTAGGCCACCACAAGCTCACTGCTCCACCAGACTGACCCTCAACGGACCCGATGGTGGTGCCCATGGTCACGACTCGGAGCGGGTCGATGGGTGCGGCTGCGGCTGGGAAGCCCAAGGTCCGGTAGAGGAACTGAGTGGTGCTCGGAGCCGACACGGTGCCACCGAGGGGCCATGGCTCAATCAGGATGGGTGCTTGGTCACCGTTACAGACAACCACACCGTCACGTACCGCCGTGTAGGTGGTCGTGTTCTGGGTCGCGGAGGGCACTGACCGAGAGGTGACGAGCGTGAGCAGGGACACCGTGGGCTTGGTGGCCTCGTGGAGCAGGTAGATGATTCCGCCTGACTCAATCAGCAGTATGTCTCGGGATCCCGTCGCGGCACCCGGATACACGAACAGGGAGTCGATGCGTCCGAGGTTATTGAACGGACGGAACTCGTCGTTGGGGTCCGGTCGGTACTTCTCGTAGCCAATGCGGGAGGACCACCCTAAAGTCTTCCGGTCCACCGTCACGTTGCTAATGACGGTAGCGGAAGTGCCTTCTTGTGGGAGAGGGGTCTGTATGCCGCCAAGTACGCGGGCCTCGACGGTCGTGTTCTTCATCAAGGAACCTTCGTGAGTCGAGTGAACCGGTTGAACCGGAAGGAACCAGCCGTGTTGAAGTTCCCCTTCACGATCCGGCGAGCCGGGGTGATAAGGTAGCGCCGCTCCATCTTCAGGATTTCCTGCTCCGCACGCTTCGCGTAAAGCTGACTCTGAGCCGGGGAGTCAGCCTTGATAAGCAGGTTCTCAAGAGCCTTGTAGGCGATGATGATCCTGTGGGCGGCTGGAATGTCGGGCGTGTCCGTCTCCTCAATCAGAGGGCGTGGACGAGCCATGTACCGGACGGTGTAGACCGTGTTCTCAGCCTGACGGGGATGGAGCCTAATGCGCTCACGCATCCCACCGTCACCTTGGAAGCGTGGTGCGATGAAGGGGAGCTTGTCCGTGTTGACAGGGCCGTTGCCGGTCGAGGTGTCAAGCTCAAGCGTGCCGATACCGGTCGGCGGGATGCTTACGGGGAGTCCGCTTCGGTCAGCGAACTTGTACCAAGCCTTGAAGCCGTCGTTGGGGAAACGGACGTAGATGACCCGCTGGTAGCCCGTGGTGTTCGGGATCGTGCTGACGGTCCAGTCGATGTCTTGGTTTGCGTTGAGGGTGACGGAGAGGAACGGACTCAGACCTGAGCTACGACCGCCCCACTCGTGGGCAACAGCGAGTTCGATGGTCCGGTCACCCTTCAGCAGTTCCGCACGGGTCGCCACGACGGGTGCGACGGACGGTGAGGAAATGTAGATGGGGTCATGGGGAACCCAGAACCGGGGAACACCAGTCTCACCCAGCGGGAGGTTGAAGAACTCGTCCTCGTACCGGGTCAGTGCCGCCATCATGCCGGGGTCTTCCGGTGTGATGGAGTTGGACCGGGTGGCGACGTTCATCACCGTCACGCAGTCAGCCGGGAGGTCAAGGTAGCGGAAGACGACCTTGGCGGTGACGCCTGCGGAGGTCACTCCGAGGTATTCCTCGGTCAAGTAAGCGAACGTGGCGCTGTTCACGTAGGCGATGGTGTATTCCACACCGTCGAGTTCGATGGTCTGACCGTCCATGGTGGAGTCAAGCACGCCACCGTGCGCCAGCGTGGCCGATCCGTTGGTGACTGGGATCGTCAGACCTGTAATGTCAGGACGGGCTTCGATTTCCGCTTCCTTCTGACAGAAGGTCCACGGCTTTTCAGTGTAGATGCGCTCGTAGGCATCACTGATGATGCGTCCAAGCTGGTCAGAGTAGGTCGGGTTGGCCGTTGGGTCGTAGTCGATGACGTTGCCAACGTACTGCTTGAGGTCCGACAAGTTCACGGAGTCTCCCTGACCGCTGTGAGGGGCTTAGAGGAAGGCCCCCGACCTTGGCCCCTACAATGTAGAGGAAACGCAAGGCAAGGGGCCTGTGGGAACGGTATGGGCCGCTCCCGGTGGGAAATCAGAACTGCTTGTAGACCCAAACGTCCGCAAGGTTGCCAGCAGCAGCCTCAAGCGAGACTCCGCAAGCCGGTGCGAGGTCGCCAGCCGCGATAGCGACAGCCTGACCAGCAGCGGTGGCGTCCACGACGAG